AGGTTTACTTTTGACTTTATAAACAGTGACTTTGCAACTGATACTGGTACGTTTTCTGGTAATGTAACAGCTAATAACTTTGTTACAACTTCTGATAGAAAATTAAAGAAGGATTTAGAACCTATCAAAGGAGGTTTGGATATTCTAAAAAAATTCGTATCTTATGAATATGAACTAGAAAATAAAAAAGATGCAGGTTTTATAGCTCAAGAAGTTCAAGAATCTTTACCTTATGCTGTTCATACTAAAAAAGACGGTTACTTAGCTTTAGATACAAAGCCTATAATAGCTCACATGCATAAAGCAATCTTAGAAATAGATCAAAGATTATCCGCTATAGAAGAAAAATTAAAATAAATATCCCATGCCTATAGGAACTCGTCCATTTGAATTTAATAGATTAGAGTCGTCAGGGTATGCTAACGCTGCTACTGCTTGTATAAGCGATACAGAATGGACTGACGGTACTGGAGATGTTAACTATCTTCTTATTAATAATCCTTCCCCTACAATTAACGATATAGGAGAAGGAGATTTATTTTATACTACAGACAATGATGGAGATGATGATGGTGACCTCTTTAATGGTGGTTCAAAATATTATGGAGTAAGAACCGAACTAGACACAGGCTCTATAGCTGCAGTTAAAATTTCAGCTGCAGGAGAAGTTCAAGATGTTGTTATATGTTACAGCAACCCAGGAGATATACTCTCCATTAGCGGATCAGTACCCTACGTTGATTATTATATAGGACAAGCTATATACATGTACAAAACCGGCTCTCAAGATTGGAACTCTATTGAAGGAGCAGTATCTTACTCTCTTACTACCATTACAGCATCAATGTCTGCTAGTCACTTTAATGATTTTATATCAGCATCTGTAGGATTATATTTTGATCAAACTATAACAGGACAAATAACCGATCCATCTAATCAAGTTTCTTCCTCTTTACAGTTTCAAGGATACCCAACTTACGGTCAAAGCCTTATACCTGCAGTATCATCATCCGATTGGACTGATCAAGGTCAAGACCATTATTTAATAAAATATGCATGGACTCAAGGAGTTGGCGGAAGAGATTTAGATACTATGACAGGATTGAAGCCTGGAACTGGAACTGGACATGACGGCAATTATTCTACATCTGCTAACTATGTAGGGTTTAATGTAGGTAATAGTGATGCCAACGGAGGTAAGTATGTAGGTGATGGAAACTTTGCTTCTGGTAACTACTACTTAGCATGGCCAGGAGACGATACTTCAACAGCAGGAAATGAACAGATATTAGTAAATCAAGATTATATAATAAGTGATAATGGATCTATAACTTCTTTTGATGTAGAAATGTTTGCAAGATGGTATGCTACTGTCGGTGACGGTTCAATATCTGTATCAGTAGAACTATGGCAGGGAGGTACATGGAGTGATGGAGGTACCGTATGGAATAATAGTGGGGGTACAAAGAAACAAACTTTAGCGTTTGATCTTGCTTGTAGAAGAGGAACTAATTTAGGTACTCGTTTAGCTGGAACTGATGAAGCAACCAAATTTAAAAAAATGGGAACATTAAATTTTGCTTCTAATTCTTCTGGTAATCTTGAAGTATCATTAACTGCCGGATAGTATTAAAAAGTGTTATGGAGTATAAACATATAAAAAATATTACGAATATACTTAAAGATTTTTTCAAAAGAAATAAGAATCATTCAAAAACTATTCTTAAAAAACCTTTTACTGATGACATAATATTCGAGCCTGCTTACCGGTTAACTTGGATAACACCAGACGGTACTACTATATTTGAAGATAATTCACGCAGTACTTTCAAACGTAAAACAGATCATAAAAGAACAATACTTGTTATATTGAAGAAGTATTATATAACTTTAAATAAAAAAGACAAACAAACTTTATTAAAAACCTTTTTCGGAGATACACATAACAATAGAAAGCTAATAAGTTTTTTTCAATCAGAAATAAAATATACTGAAGATTTACCAAGAGACTTATGGGGTTCTTTTAAAAGTAAAGATTACCCACAAATAATTAAACATAAGGACGGTAAAGTTAAATACCAACCGCTTTTTAAAAACTATATGACAAGGTTTATGTCAATCACTGGAATAGTAAGATTAAGATTAAAACCTATATCTATTGATAATTGTCTCCCAGAATTAACAGGGTTTAATATAGAAGCCCGTACTAAATTAACATTGAATCAATCTCAATTTTTAAGAGAATTTATTTTATTAAATAATTTACAATATAAAAAAAGTATTTTTATAGACGATAATACACCATATAAGTCAATCTCAAGTAGTTTGGGGTTAGATATTAAACCTAAGTTTAATAGCTTCGGCCATGCTTATAGACTATTAGACTCTAGACAAACCTATAAAAGGGCACTATTAAAAAAATAACTTATGACAGAACCTACTTGGACATACGACAATAAAATAGTAAACGATATATCAGATATGCCTGAAGGCACTTATGGATTTATATATGAAGTTCATCATTTGAGTACTAATGAAAAATATATAGGTAAAAAAGTATTATTCTTTGAGAGAAATAAAAGATTAGGAAAAAAAGCTTTAGCCGCACTAAAAGAAGAAAGATCTAAAAAAGGAATGAAAGGTAGAACTCCTTTAAAACAAAAAGTAGTTACTGAATCTGATTGGAAAGATTATTACGGCTCTCATGCTAAAATAAAAAAACTATTAAAAGAAGGAGGTAAAGAAGCTTTTACTAAAAAAATTTTACAATATGTTTCTAATAAAAAGCAACTTACATATTTTGAATGTAAGCACCTATTTATAAATGAAGTACTAGACTCAAGGAATAATTATATTAATGATAATATCCTAGGTAAATTTTATAGAAAAGACTTTGACTTATGAAACTAACAGATATTTTACTTAAAGAAGACGGCCACGGAGAAGGGTATGAAGAAGGAAAGATAAAACTAATGGGTGATTTAATTTTACCTATAGATAAAGAAAAAGTACTTCAAGCAGAAGACGATAAATATAATAGAGGCCTATTAGTAACCAGTAAAGAAGATAGAAGCTATGATATAGCATATTGGGCTGATAAATTTGAACCCTATCCAATAGAAGTAGAGATTGATGGTAAATCAGTTTCTAAAGATGCTAAAGTTATTAAGTTAAAGTTTCATCCTGAAATGAAATAATTATGATTAAATTAAAAGAAATTATCGGATACCCATCATTAAAGTACCATCTAGACAATAAGCTCTCTTTACATGAGCATGTCTACCGTTATAACTCTGATGCCTTTATACAATTATTTAAAGAAGCAAGAGAAGCTGTTAGAGACGAGGCTATTGAGTTAGACGAAGCAGATAGAGACCTTATAGAGACGACGGATATAGGTGAATATGGTGATTATAACGGACTTAAAGTACCGTTAGATCTTCCTATGGTTTCTTCAAACTACAATCCTCTGTTCGAAATAGGTGCTTTGATCGATAATATGATCGAAAATGAAGACCTAATCGATGAAGCAGCTTCTATAGACGAAATGATAGACTTTGATATGATCAAAGAACTAGTAGAGTCGATAGGGGGTAATATAAACATGGATAAGTTTAGAAAAGCAGTTTCAATTCAAAACGAAAGTTACGATTATAATGGATTCGAAATGCTTAAAGCATCAGTTGATTACATACCCGAAGCTGAATACAGAGGAAAAAAGGTTGCTCTTAACAAACCTAAAAGAGGTGGAAGTAAAAAATTCTACGTCTACGTTAAGTCAAAGAAAGGAAATGTAAAAAAAGTTTCTTTCGGTGATACAGGACTTTCTGTAAAGCTCAAACAAAGAGGAGCTAGAGCATCCTTTGCCGCTAGACATAAATGTGCTCAAAAGAAAGATAAAACTAAAGCAGGTTATTGGTCTTGTAATATTGGCCGTTACTGGAAATCATTAGGTGGTGGATCAAACTTCTCAGGATACTGGTAGACTTAAGCAGTTTATAGAATTTTGTAATTTAAATTTTGCTGACTCTTATAACTTAGGAGGAAGTCTGTGTGATTACTTTTTCATCAAAGACTTTAAACTTAAAGATGTAAATGATTACGATGTAATTTTAGACCGTAATGAAATTGGTCTTGACTACTTAGAAAATTTAAGAGCTGTAAGAGAATTTAAATATCGAGGAGACTTACGTTATATAGGAGAAGAAAGTAACGCTCAACAAGTATTTAAAAGCAAAGTTAAAATAAACTCAGAGATCTACACTGTAGACTGGATACTCGGACATACTATCAAACTCCCTCATGATGTTATTGATATTGAATTCCAAGGGCTAAAAACTAAACTTACCTCTAAAAAATTACGAACAGCTATATTAAAAAATATAGCATCTAATAAATTTCAACAAAAATTTTTTCAAAATAAAGGTAAAAAGAAATTAAGTTCGTATATTGATAAGACTATACTATGAAATACTTAACTACTATACTACTCGGAGGATTAATCTTCGGTCAAGATTTTAATTCACAAAATTTTAATTCACAATTTAATACTAATTTGGATGTACTTCAAAGAGAAGTAGCAAGACAATATACACCCAAAGATGTTGCTTTTTACGGAAATAAATACTACTACGAAGAACCACAACCAGCATATCTTGAATTATTTAATGCTGATAAGCCACTAAAGGTTTTAACAAATTACAATCTTATAGACGAAACTTTTGAATTACAAACTGATTGGAAACCACTTTCGATATCAACAGACAAAGTCTCAAGAGTAAGATTTAAAGATGATACTTTTATTTCTTTAAATGGTAAGTTCTATAAACTACTTTACAACTCGAAAAAAGATTTTAAGTTACTTGCAGATACATATCTTAAGTTAGAAATTCCTCACTATACACCCGGTATACAAGAAAAACCAGACCCTACTTTTAAAAAAACTAGTGAGTATTACATACTTTACAAAGAAAGGCTAATTGAAATAGAAAGATCTAGAGGGTACATTTCAAGAATGTTTGGTGAAAATAATACAAAAAAAATTAAATCAATAATGAAATCTGAAAAAATAAAACCTAAAAATGCTCCTCAAATTGGATTATTAATAGAAAGGTTTTATGATGATATAGAAATATGAGCAACCCTTATACAGAAATAAAAACCAAGAACTATATTATAAGAGATTTTTCATATGATACACCAGCTATTGAATTTGTTTGGCATAGGGATAAGAAAGATAGAGAGGTATATGCTATGCATGAAACTGACTGGATGTTCCAACTAGATAATGATATACCTAGAAGATTATCGAAAAATAAACTATTTATACCTAAAGAGACATATCACCGTTTGATAAAAGGAACTGGTGATTTAAAAGTAAAAATATATGAAATGTAATTGTAATAACTGTAACTGCGGTAAATCATGTAACTGCAATTGCTGTGATTGTTAAGAAATGAAATTAAGAGACATCATACTTAGCGAAGCATATATTGATAATCTTGCAGGTCAGTTTGCAAAAGCTTTTCCTCATTTGAGATTTGATGTTAAATTTGGAGAAAGAATAGATGTTAGAGGATCTCAACAAGATTTAATGAATTTTGGTAATAAATACGACGGTGAAAAGTATGGAGAATTTTTAGATTATGAAGTATTTCATACCGATGATGATGATAGAGGAGAAATAGTAAGAATTATTAAGGTAAAATAAGTTGACAAATGAAACTAGCAAAAGTTATTTTAGAAAGCAAGAAGGTTGTTACTAGAAAATCTTTAACCCTTACAGAAGAGGACGTAAAATTATTGTCAGAAACTATATCTAAAAAGCTATTTGAATATATCGATGTTGAAAATACCGATATACTTAATAAAGCGGTTCGATCTGCTATAGACGAACTTACTGAGATATAAGTTGGTAGTCTGAATAATTATTCTTATCTTTATGTATAGGTTACGGACTATCTATGGACTATACATTTTTATTAGGCTCAATTGAAAATTTATTGGGCAAAAGCCACAAACGAGCTAGAGACAACTTTGCGTTTCATTGCCCTTTCTGCAATCACAGAAAACCCAAGCTTGAAATTAACATGTCTACAAACGAACATGGGAAAAACCCATGGGAATGTTGGGTGTGTGAAACTAAAGGAACTACAATACGCTCTTTGTTATATCAGTTAAAGGTACCTAAAGTTAAGTCTGTAGATATACTTAAATACCTACCTAAAGGCTCACAAATAGAGTATAAAGGACTATCTATTATAAAGCTACCTGACGAGTATCAACTGTTATCCGAAGCTTCTCAGACGTCCGTTATCGCTAATAATGTAAAGAAATACTTGTATGACAGAGGACTTACCAACTATGATTTTATTAAATACCAAATTGGGTACTGTACATCTGGAGAATATGGAGGACGAATTATTATTCCAAGTTATTCTCAATCCAATCAACTCAACTTTTTTATTGCGAGAGCTTACGATGGCAACTACTTTAAATACAAGAACCCTGAAGCTTCTAAAGACATAGTATTTTTTGAAAATTTAATTAACTGGAATACACCTGTTATACTATGTGAAGGAGTTTTTGATGCAATAGCCATAAGACGTAATGCTATTCCATTATTAGGAAAAAATATGGCTAAAGAGTTATACAAGAAATTACTTACGAGCCCGTGCTCTGATGTCTACGTTGCATTAGATTCAGATGCTAGAGATAGAGCACTACAAATATCAGAACAATTGTTAAACCAAGGTAAAAAAGTTTACCTTATAGAAATGAAAGATAAAGATCCATCCGAAATGGGTTTTAAAGCTTTCACTAAACATGTACAACAAGCACAAGAGTTAGATTTATCTAACCTTATGGTACACAAATTAGATTTATGATTAAGCAAGGTATGAACATTCTTAAACAGAATGAGAAAAAAAGACTGGATTTTAATCCAGAGTTAAAGCAAATAAACTTTCTAGATAGGAGAGTTTATAAGAGAAGCGAAGGAGTATACTACCCGTCCGTAACCACTATACTCCAATATATGCCCAAGAATAAGTTTTTCGAGTCATGGCTCAAAGACGTTGGGCATAACGCTGATCTTATCATGAGACGAGCAGGTAAAGAAGGTACTCAAGTACATGAAGCTGCTGAGAAGTTAGTAGAAGGAGAAGAGATATCCTGGATGGATGACTACGGTAACGCTAAATACTCTCAGATAGTATGGGAGATGATATTGAAATTTGCAGAGTTCTGGAAGGAATATAAACCAGAACTAATATCGTCTGAACAATTTGTATGGTCAGATAAGTATAAGTATGCTGGAACTGCAGATATAGTCTGTAAAATTAATGGAGAGGTATGGCTATTAGATCTTAAAACTTCTAACAGTATACATAAATCATACGATCTTCAATTAGCTTCTTATGCTAAAGCTCTTAAAGAAAGTAGAGATGTAGAAATAGAAAGAACTGGTATCATATGGTTAAAAGCTAAAAGTAGAGGACCTAGTAAACAAAAAGGAGTAATGCAGGGTAAAGGATGGAAAGTATTGCAGATAGATGAAATAGAGAAAAACTTTAAATTATTTCAAAACATCTATGATCTATATCAACTAGAGAATCCTAATACTGAACCAATTTATAATAGTTACCCTACTACAATAAAAGTTTAACTATTTATAATAAACCATTTATATGAAAAAGATAACATTTTTATTTGTACTATTTTTATTAACCAGCTGTGGTAATTTTAAAGTTGCTACCCTTAACCATACACCAAAATCATTTGTTACCTCTCAAGGTATTGCTGTAGATGTAGTAGATAGTGAATTTGGACTATATAGGAAGTTTAATAACGATAGCAAATTTAAATGGAATTTTACTCAGTTTGCTTTAGATCAAGACTTACGCTGGTATTATTCTTTTTATAATAGAAACTTTTTATGGAAATACAATAGAAATATTAGTCCATGGGATATATATGTAAACAGATATGATTACTGGTTTGACTGGAATTTTAATTTTGGATGGAGAGGATATAACCACTGGGACCCTTATGGTTTCAGAAATTGGGGATGGAATAGTTGGGATCCGTACTATAGTAACATTCATATATGGAATAGACAAACTATAGCTTATGCTAAAACTAGAAGAGGAAGTCAATATAATAATAATTTAGAACGTAATAACATAGTACAGAGAAACTATAACAACGTTAGAAGTTATAACAATAGTAGAAATAATAATACTAATGTAAGAGTATATAATAGACCTGAAAATAATGACGCAGAGATAAGACGTTCTGTTGATTTACTTAAAAGAGGAAATAAGAATATAAACATAAGAGAGTATAACAATCCAAATCAATTTAACAATGATAAAACTATCAGACCTGATATTAGAGGCTACGGCAGGCCCGAAAGCGGTAATAATGGCAGGGGGAGCTGGAGCAGGGAAATCATACCTCCTTCAACAACTAGATCTCAAATCTCTACCCCTAGTCAATCCGGACAAATACGTAGAGGATCCGGACCATCCAGCGTTCAACAAACTGGGACCAGCAGCTCGAGCAGCGGACCAGGAAGCAGAGGAGTTCGTAGATAATAAGCGATCTTTTGTTTGGGATACAACAGCTTCTAATCCTAAAAAGATTAAAGATATTTTAGCTAAAGGCTTTAATGTCTATATGGTAATGGTATATACTCATCCTATGCAAGCTTTTATTTCTAACTTTCAAAGAGAAAGAAATGTACCTAAATCAGCAGTATTTTCAACATGGAGAAATGTTTATCAGTTAATTAATGATTATGTTAAAATGACGAAAGGTAATTTTTCTTTATTCGTTAATACTAGAAAAGAATTTGAAGGTGATATAAAAGCATTTGATACAGCAGCTAAAAATGGTGTACAGGGTATAAAAGATTATTTGCAAAGATATGCTGAAAAAAATAAAATAGAAGGGTCTTCTTTTAGAAGCCCATTAAAACTATCAGCTGAAGAGCAACAAGAATTTGATAAAGCAACTTTACATATGGATTACGATAAAGAAAACTATAGTGAAGATAGAGCTCTTAAAAAATACTTTCAAGATTGGTATCAAAAAAACGGAGTAGGACCTGGTGATGATAAAATGACTAAAAAACTTAAAAGCTATAGAACTAGTAAAGAAAAAGCTCTACAAAAAGAAGACGAGGTATTAGAAAACATAGCCGAAATGTTATTTAATCCTATTTTTACTAGCCAGTTAGTTAGCAGTACTCCAAGAGAAATTGACTCTAAATTACAAGACTTTTTAGCATGATAGCATTATATCCAGGAGCTTTTAAACCACCTCATAGAGGTCACTTTGAAATAGTACAA